GGCCACGGTATTTCCAGTGCGAGAGACATTAATGGTGCCAATATTCCCATCATTGTCGATTGTTCCGTATTCGCTGACACTTACATTTGTACCGTCAACGAGAATTGTTAGTTCGGTTGCATAGAACTTGTTGTCCCCTGCTGTGGTCTTTGATATTGAAACAATATACTTAACCATACGCCAAACTGTAGCATCAAAGTTATCAATAACAGTTACGTTCTCAATACCGTTGATTGTGTTTTCATTGTTACCTGCTGAGCCAAGGTCTGTTGCCTGTGCTGCGACGGTATCAATTAAATCTTCATAATTTTCTTGAGTAGGTCTATCACCTGTTTGAAATAGACTTTTAACTGATGGAATTGATATTTTAGCCATGTAGAGATTATATCATCCCTTTTAATAATACTATTAGAGAATATAGTTGCTATAGCCAATAACTTGCAGAGGAATTGCTGGGGTATTTCCCAAACCAATAGCCACAATTTGAATGGCTGTAAACTTAACTCTAAAAGGCAAAACCTCAGTTATAACTGTTTTTCTTGTAAAGTCTTCTATCTTAACTTCTGAATAATCTATTGGAAAGATTCGCTCTGTCTTATTTTGTAGGTCATCAAGAATTACTGATGTTGCCATTAATCTGTTACATCTTCAAGAATTCTCATGCTACCCTGAGCAACTGTCCAAACTCTTGTTGGGTCTGAGACTTGAATATCAAAGATGTCTCCTGTTTGTAAGACATTAGATTCTTCTGCTGTAAGCCAAACTGTAAACTCTCCAACAAGGTCGTCTTCATCTGCAACTGGATGTAAAGCCATTATTGTTGTAGCATCATCTGTAATTACTCCAGGAGTTGAAGTGGGTCTTTTAATCTTCATTGCAATATCCCATTCAGATTCAGGACCTTTTAAGATCAAAGGCTCTTTGGCATCGTCTGTTACATAAACCTTGAATCCAGATGTATCTCCACGAACTACAGTCCAAATAACTGTTGGTGGTGGATTACCTATATTATATAATGATTGAGATCCTCTTAAAGTTGCCATTTGTTTATTATATCACGACAAACCGTCTCTGAGTGCTCCCCAGGTACCGTTTCCTTTTGCCTCTACAATCACTATCCCATTAACATTGTCTGCAACAGCACAAATTCCAACTGCTGCTGATCCGCCTGACGGTCTAACATTTGTTAGTCCTCCAGATGTTCCTACATAAAGTGTTTGTCCTGCAGCAAAGCCTGAAGTGTTTAAGCCTTCCATAACCCCAGCAACTACAACTATTCCGTCTGAGTTGTTTGCTGTATTATTTTTTAGTAATCCCAATATTGGGGCAGTTGTTGATGGAAGGGCTTTTGCAATTGTAACCTTGCCATTTATTTTCCCGTTTGTTGCGTAAACTGGGACTCCTGCATTAATTGTTGCTCCGCTATTATTATTTATATCAATCTGAAAATATGACACACCATATGCTGGAAGAATTGCATCAAGGGATTCTGCTAATTTCTTAAAATCTCCATGCACATTTACAGGAGAGTTTTCAAGGGGATATTTAACTCCAGTGGCAGAAAAATCATATGTAGTCATAGTAAAATTATTATACACCCAGATTTGATGGCTTTGTCATCGTAGCCAACTGACTACAGAGTATCTTATTCCCTCTGTTACTGGAATGACTGAGTGGTTATATACATAGTTTGATGGAAATATTAAAAACTCGTTTGCTACTGGCTTGTAGGTTATGTCAAATCTTGGAAATGTAATTTCTCCACCAGAGTAGTTATCGTTTAAATAATAGACAGTAGAGATTCTTCTATGGTACTTATGGTTATCATCTATATGGTTAACTACCTTTTGTCCTGGACCATACTTTAAAATACCATAAGAATCGTGCCATTCTGTGCCTATATTATATTCTTTTTTGTAGTCTAACTCTAAATCTTTAAATCCCAACAAAAAAGTGTTTGATAGTTTTGCTTTAAATTCATAGTACTCATGCATGGTATTGTTAACAATATGATCTTGATACTCAATATACAAAGAATCGGTATCTCTTATAGTCTTTTCTGGAACATCTTGTCCGTTTATTATTGCCGTTGCTGGATACCAGGCATCAAAGTTTTTAGATACGCCCTTTTCAATTTCATCTATAAGAGACTCATGATCATCTATTACGTCTGAATATATTACAATTCCTGGTGCTAGTGTTCTTTTTTTCATTACCATTTTCCTAACGGGCAAGTTGCCTTTTCTAGTTTTGACTTTAAACTCATTATACACCCACATTTTTTGCACTGATTTGTTGTTTTAATAAATTCTGGACATACATGACAAATAGAAAGCCTTTGAATAGATATGCTCTCGTCTTGTACATATTGGTTTGGATCCAGTAAATGCCATGGCCTTGTTTCTCCTAAAGACGACTTCCACTCTTCCCACTTTGACATTAGTTTTAGGACCTACCTGTTTTAATTATGTTTGTTCCGTCCCAAACATCTCCAGGATTTGCTGTCTGTCCTTCTGGTATATTAATCACAGTTGTTTCACTTTCAAAAATTGCCTGAAGTAGGCTATCAAACTCTGTTCCTGTGTCTCCAAACTGCAAAAGTACAATAACGTCATTACATAGGTATGCATAGATACTTAATGGTGTGTCTTCTGTTATTTTTTCAAAAACCTCTCCAGCACCTGATTTTATTTTTCCAATTTCGCCACCTGAAAAATTTTTACCATCCCAAACAGCACCACTTTTGGCAAAGGATTTATATTCTGTTACATTTTTTCCAATTATTGGCATCCCGCTTTTAATTGCAGCCTGAAGTCTTTCTTCTCTTTCAATAAACGGAATAGTAGGAAGTGTCTTCCAAACATCCCAAGTATTTTGACTATTTTTTACTACAAGTGCATACATAGATTTCCCCTTATATTCTAATTTTATCACATCTAAGTCAGATTATGCTCAAATTTGACTTTTGGCTTAAAATTATGTTATACTTGGTAGTAACACCTACCAAGGTGTTATTGTTTTCTAAGGAGGAAACTATGATTAAATTTATCGAAAGAAACAAAGAGATCATTAGCACACTCAGTATCGTAGCACTAGTAACGGTTTTGTCAAACTCTGCTAATGCTATTTCAGATCTTGATACAAAGAACAATCTTAGCCTTGAACAGGCTCAGACATCAGACACAACCTCGAAAGAGGTTTTTTTGGTTTCTAAGGAAAAAATGTTGGAGAGTTTTGCAAACAAGACATCTCTTACTGACTTAGAACTAAAGAAAATGCTATCCCTGGTTGGATTTAAGGGCCAGAACCTTGTTGAGGCTTGGGCTGTAGCAAAGAAAGAGTCTAATGGTCGCCCATTGGCTTTTAACGGAAACGAAAGCACTGGAGACTCCTCATACGGAATATTCCAAATCAATATGATTGACTCTCTTGGTCCTGATCGTAGAGACAAGTTTGAGTTATCTGCAAATGCTGAACTTTTTAACCCAGTTTTAAATGCACAAATTGCACACCATATGACTGATGGTGGAGAAAACTGGACTGCCTGGAAAGGCATTACTCCAAGAACTAAGTTCTGGATGTCTAAATTCCCTAAGTAGATTAGTGCTGGGGCTTTTCTGTTTGACCCTTAATCCATAGATAGGTTTTTTCAATTCCTTCTTTTAAGGTCATAGAATAGTCCCAGCCTAATTCTTTTCTTACTAAATCATTCTGAGAGTTTCTTCCTCTAACCCCTAAAGGTCCTGGGATGTGCATCTTACTTAAAGTCTTTCCTTCAACGCTACAGGCAATATCAACTAACTGATTTATAGTAACCATTTCTTCAGACCCAATATTAACTGGTCCAGTAAAGTCTGACTTCATAAGCCTTCTTGTTGCCTCTATGCATTCGTCTATATATAGGAATGAACGGGTTTGTTCTCCATCCCCCCAAATTTCTATAAAGCCATCTGACTGTATAACTTTTCGACACATTGCTGCAGGAGCCTTTTCTTTTCCACCATCCCAAGTTCCTTCTGGTCCATAGATGTTGTGATATCTTGCAATTGCTACTGGGATCTTATTATTTCTATTAAATGCTAAAAACATTCTCTCACTAAATAGTTTTTCCCACCCATACTCGCTGTCAGGGTCTGCAGGGTATGCGTCAGACTCCTTAAGTCCAGGGTTATTTACATCTAACTGCTTATGGTCAGGATACATACAGGCAGAACTTGAATAAAAAATCTTTGTCTTGTTAATATCATATTTAGCATTTAATCTTGATTGTGCCCTAAGAAGATTAAGATTTATCAAAGCAGAGTTTTCCATAATTTGAGAATCATTATCTCCAGTAAAGATATATCCAGCACCACCCATGTCTGCTGCAAATTGATATATCTCATCAAAAGAAGTTATAACACGATATGGAACTTCATGATAAAAGTTTCCCTGATATCCTTTAAATTGAATTACTTTTTCAACATTTTCATATACAGATAAATCTCTTTCTATAAATTCATCTGCTTGTGTTTCAGAAAAGTCTGGATGTTTTAAATCAACACCACGAACCCAATATCCTTCTGACTTTAAACGCTTTACCATATGACTTCCAATAAAACCGCCTGCCCCTAATACAAGTGCTGTTTTCATCACAATTGTCTCCTTTTAATTAGTGTCTCTTTCTTTATAAAAAGAGCGTCCCCCCACATTGTACTTCCAATAATAACATACACTGGATAAAAGCCAAAAGGTGCTAAAAATTCTGACAGGTCGTTAATGCTGCAGTCATTCTTATAAAGACCACCTAGGGCAACCTCAAGCCATAAAGCATCTGCATCTTTGAAAGTCTCAATGCCACCAGACAAGACTTTTAGTTCAGCACCCTGGACATCCATTACAACTAGATCAAACTTTCCTAGAGATAATGAGTCCAAAGTTTTTGTTTTTATTTTTATAGGCTGAGAATCAAATTTAACATCTGGATGCTCTGTCAAATGTAATCCTGGCTCCAATAGGCTAGAACTCATCTTATCATTGCTCGATACCCAAAAATCTACCTCAACATCCTGAGTATCTGAAACTAAAGCCTCTATTGCTTTCCAGTTTGGTTCACAAACAAGATACTCTTCCAATCTTTTGTATACTGTTGGGTCTGCTTCAATAAAAATTCCACTAGTTATTCCGATATCTTTGTACATTGACAGTTCCTGACCAATATGTGCTCCAACATGAATAACACTTTTTGGTTTTAGCCCATGTATTCCTAAAACTTGCGCTATATTGTACATAGCCTTGACTCCTCCCACTCTCTCCACCATTGTTTTGTAAAACTATCTTTATTACTGTATCCATTCCAAGAGTATGGACCGCTCTGCAAATGCTCTTCTTCCCCGAATATTCTCCATTGTATATCTCTTTTTTGATTTAAACCTCTGTGAATATATCCAGTATATGTGCTTCCTGGGCTTCCGATAAACTCTTGGCTGTAGTGCATTACAAGGTTATTTAAGATTCCAAAAGAAACTTCTTCCTTAAACTTAAACTCTCTAAACTCTTTGTGAAAGTTGTTTAGTATGTATTCATCTAGCAATAGATAGTTGTAAGAAGAGTTTTTTATTAGTTCACTGTCTGGCTGGTCTGTGCACATTACAATTGGCAAACCATTATCTATTTTGCTTATTCCAGAATCTAAAATATTGCTATCTGGATCAAACATTCCCTTGTGATCTGTTAATCTAAAATGTGAGCCATTAAAAACTCCAATAGAGTTTGCTATTTTTTCTGCTAACTGATAATATTCTGGCTTAAATCGTACAGAGGATAGACTCTTATCTAAATCTTTATCACGATCAAAAAAGAATCTGCTGTAATATCCTAATGTTTTTTTTAAATGAATGTTTTCATAATTATCTAAAAATAGTCTTTTCCTACCTTCTGCAAAATCATGCTCTTCATCTTTATATGTATCTGATGGTGCAGAATAGTGCAACATTAAATTTTCAATTCTTAAATCTTCATGCGTAAAAGTTTCTACTGTGTCGTTTATAAAAATATTACACTCTTTATTTTCCCAATCTATCAAATCTGTAATATTAGGGAAAATATTAGAATCAATCAAATGGCTTCTTTCGTTAAATTTATAATTTGCAGAATATATTGGAACTCTAGCACCGTTATAGTCTCCATTTGGAGGGTTACTTATATTATGAAATACCAACTGTTTTTTATATCTACTAGATAAACCAACTGCAATCTCTATACTTGTTATCTGATTAAACAAACCGCATGGTTGATAAAGTTGATAAAATATACTTCCCATTATTACATACTCGCTGTTGGCTCATCTTTTTTGGCACGGATTCCAGTGTATAGATATTTAGGGCCTTCTGTAAAAAACCAATGGTCTGGTTCTGTATAAAAAAAGAATGCATTAGCAACCAAATTTGTTTCTGGGTTTGGAAACTCTTCTCTCCAGTGTTCTTGATCATTACCATAAGACATTACTGCATCATTTTCTTCTGGTTGAAATTTTTCACCTTCAACATAAAAATCCCATGGAGTCTTGTGAAATATTGTATAGTTTATATGATATGTACAAGCATTATCATCTTTATGCTTCCACAGTCTTGCTTTATCTCCTTCATAAATGCTTATAAGACACCAAGACGGCAAAAGCGTTTCTGACTCAAACTCTTCTCTTGCTAATGGTAATAGCATTTCATGAAATCTTCTTAGTGGTTCTGTATTTTCTTTATGAGTTCCGTCCCAAATAGCCCATTGATGTCTTCCAAAACTTTCGTCAAAAGTAGTTTTATCGGTTGCCCACAAATTCATTGCTAAATTTTGCAATGCTTTATGTTCTTGTTCTGGCAAAACATTTTTTAATAAATATGGTTTTTTCATTTTACCACTTACCAATTGGACATGCTGCTAATTCTAATTTTGTTTTTAATTGCATTTGACAACCACATTTTTTACATTGTTTTGTTAATTTTATTAGTTCTGGACAAGATTTACAAATTTCATATCTTTGTAAAGCCTTTGCTTCATCAGCCCATTCTGTATTTGGATTAATTAAATCCATTGGGCTTACATTAGATGCTTTATTATTTTCAATTATTTCTTTTATTTTATCTATTCTGCTTGTCATGTTTTAATTATACACTATATCAAAAACCTAAACTACTGGCCACCCTCAATTGTAAAATATGGGAAATATGGAGCAAGTGGATCATATACTGGTGTTGGTGCAGTTGGCGCGGTTGGCGTAACAGGTGCTACTGGAGCAAAATATGGGAAGTATGGGAAGAACGGGAAGAACGGTGGGAAGAATGGAAAGAACGGGAAGTAAGGGAAGAATGGTGGGAAGAATGGGAAAAACGGTGGTGCTGTTGGAGCAACAGGTGCTACGGGGGTTGGTGTTGGAGAGTCAATGCACTGTCCTCCAGACCAAGTATAGTTACATGCTGCACATTGTGTCTGGTTTAAAGAACCAGCATTAGAACAATCAAGTGCTACTGGGGCAACTGGTGCTACGGGAGTTGGTGTAGGTGCTAC